CTGATCGGCCAGCAGCTGTTCAACCCGGCGGCCAAAGGGCCGTCGCCCGAACTGACCGCGGCAGTCGAGAAGGCGCTGACCAGCACCGGCGCGGGCACGGGGGACGAGATCGTGCCCCAGCCCGACATGGCGGCCGCCCTGTGGGACGACGTGTTCGCCGCGACGCGCGTGGCGGACCTGCTGCCCCCCCAGGTCATGACGACCGACCCGATGGATGTCTCGCTCTCGCTGGGCGATGTCACCTTCCGCAAGGGCACGCAGAACACTGCCACGACCGTGACCGATCCGACGACGGCCAAGAGCGTACTGACCACGACCGAACAGGTCGGGGAAGTGAACTGGTCGTACACGCTGGACGAAGACGCGGCGGTGGCGATGGCCCCGACCCTGCGCGAAGGCCTGGCCCGCAACGCGGCGGAGTACGTGGACCGCTTCGTGATCAACGCCGACGCGACCAACGCCGGCACGGGCAACATCAACCTGGACGACGCCGATCCCGCCGACGACAGCTATTACCTGTCGGACGGCCAGGATGGCCTGCGCCACCAGTGGATCGTGGACAACACGGCCCAGCAGGTGGCGGGCGGCGGGGCGGCGCTGAGCGACGCCATGATGCGCAGCGCGTTCCGGCTCCTGGGGAAGTATTTCCAGGACGCGCAGAGCGACGTGATCATCGTCCCGGACTACGCGACTTATCTCAAGGGCATGTTAGCCCTGACCAACGTGGTGACCGTCGACAAGATGGGGTCGCAGGCTACCATCCTGACCGGGCAGCTCGGCGCGTACATGGGCGTGCCCATCGTGCCCTCCAACTTCCACCCCCTGGGGGAAGCGGACGGCAAAGTCAGCACCACGCCGGGGAACAACACGCTCGGCTCGCTGACCGTCTTCAACCGCCGTCTGTGGCGGTTGGGCTACCGCCGCGGCGTGACGATCGAGGTGGATCGCAATATCCAGACCCGCCAGTTCATCATGGTCGCGAGCTTCCGGATCGCCGTCGGCACGCGCGGCACGCGCTCGACCAACACGCACACGGCGGGCATTCTCAACCTGCTGGTGGCGTAATCACCGTCTGAGACACTAGAAGGGGAGGGGCAACCCTCCCCTTGATGGAGAGACTGCTATGGCGAATGAACTGAATCTGCCCCATCCGCTGGTGGCGTATGTGTTCGCCATCACCGACGTGGGCGCGGCGGGACCGACCGACGGCGTGCTGGCGGGCGGCAACGGCAAGGGCGGCCCGGTCGCGCCCACGGGCTACCGCTTCGTGCCGGTGATGATCGACGTGGAATACAACGCGGCGCGCACGGGCGGCACCTCCACCGTCAAGGTGACGGCGGCGGGCACCGAACTGATCGGCGGCCCGGAAGCGCTGATCGATGCCACCAACACGACCAACGACACGGGTATCATCACAGGCGCGCCGGACAGCGTAGCGGCGGGCGAGGAAATCGGGGTGTCGGCCACCGGCGCGGGCACGTTTGCGCCGGCCACGGCGGACGCGACGGTGATTCTGCACGGCTACTATCTGCCGGCGTAGGGAAAGCAGCCTGTAGCGGTTAGCTTTTAGCTAAGAGCTAATCGCTAACGCTAACGGCTAACCACTAGAAAGGATGTCCCATGAACGTCGTGCGATTGAAGGTGCTGGCGCGGTACCAGAGCCGCCAGACGATGTACGTGAAAGACTCGATCATCGAAGTGACCGAGCCGGAAGCCGAGTTCCTGTTTCGCGATGCGCCGGGGTGCTTCGAGGTGGCCGCGACTCCGCGAGTGGATGAGCCACCTGCGGACGAACCGCCCGTGGACGAACCGAAGCTCCCGGACGAGGGCGAGGGCGACAAACCGCCCACCGGCAAAGCGCCGCGTCGCCCGCCCGCCGACAAGATGGTCAAAGACGGGGACACCGAGATCAAGTGATCCTCAAAGCGTCCTCGCGCTCCCGCCCTCAGGCCCTGGCCGGAGCGATGGCTGCGCGGGTCCGCGAGGACGGCCAGGCGCAGGCGCAGGCGGTGGGCGCGGGGGCGGTTAACCAGGCGATCAAGGCCATCGCACTGGCGCGGGACTACCTGAAGGTCGACGGCATCGACCTGGTGTGTCGTCCGGCGCTGCGCGAGATTGACATCGATGGGGTGACACGCACGGCGGTGGTGTTGGAGCTGAAACGACATGGCGATCACTAACGGGTACTGTACGCTGAGCGAATTGAAACACGCGCTGCAACTGGCAGTGGCCTACACCGCCGCCACGCTCTCGTTTACCGCGACCACCAAAACCATCGCCGATTCAGCGCTGGGCCTGCGGCGCTTCCAAGCGGGCGCGCGACTGGTCATCAGCGGCAGCGCCAGCAATAACGGCTATCGTACCGTGTTCACCGGCGATAACCCGGCGCAGATCGTGACCGTCGAGGCGCTGACCCTTGAAGCGGCAGGCGTGAGCGTGACGATCACCGACGTGACCGACCTGGACGACGATGCGCGGTTAGAGCAGATCGTCACTGCCGTCAGTCGCGCCATCGACAAGGACTGCCGCCGGCGGTTTTACGCGGCCACCGAGACGCGCACCTTTGCCGCCGTCCTGCCGGACCTCTGTCTCGTGGACGACCTGCTGAGTGTGACCACGCTCAAGACCGACGACGACGGCGACCGGACCTATGACGAGACGTGGGTGGCGGCGGACTACGACCTGCTGCCGTCCAACGCGGCACTGGACGGCGAGCCGTACCGGCGCATCGAAGTGACGCCGCGCGGGTCGCGGCGCTTCCCGACGCACGCGAAGGGCGTGGAGATCGCCGGGTCGTGGGGGTATGCCAGTGCGACGCCCCCGGCGATCCGCGAGGCGTGCATTTTGTGGAGCCTGCGCGTGTTCGAGCGCCGCCATGCCATTTTCGGGGTCAAGGGCAGCACGCAGCTGGGCGAGGTGTACCTGAAAATGCCGCCGCCCGATCCCGACGTGGCCGCGCTGCTACGCCCGTTTCGGAGGGTGATGGTATGAGCCTGAATGTCAAAGTGAATGGGTTGGAGCGGCTGCTGCGCAAGCTGGACGAAAAGACCCTGCGCGCCCCCATGCGCCGCTTCTTCAAGCGCGCGGCGATCCGGTTGGAAGGGGCGGGCAAACGGCGCGCGCCGGTGGGTCAGTTCGGCACTTTGAGGAATCGGTTCGCGCACGAGATCGATCCGGCGCCGCTGCCGCTGTGGGCGAAGGTCGGCACTCCGGCGGAAAGTCCGCGCGGCTTCCCGTATCCGCTCGCGCTCGACGAGGGCGGCGTGACCCGCGTGTACCACTACCGGAGCGGCGGGGCGATGGGGCTGGCGGGCCAGGCAACGAAGGGCTGGTTCCGCGAGCACGCCGTCGCCGACGCGCGCACGGACATCAGGGGCTACGTGGATGACATCGGCGGCGACATCAAGCGCCAATGGGAGAGCCGCTAGTGGCCGAGTTGCAGGACGCGATTGATCAGATAAGCGGGACGCTGCGCGATCTGCCGGGGTTGCGCAAGGCCTACGACGATCCGCCGGAGCAACTGTCCGTGTTTCCGGCCTCAGTGGTCTACGTTCAATCGGGCGTGTGGAAGATGGGGCCGATGGGAGCCAAGACAGGGCTGCACAATCTGGTGGTCGAAGTGCACTTCGACCGCGAGGTGGACCTGGCGCGTACCATCCAGGCGGCGCTCAAATTCGCCGACAGTGTGCCCAACGCGATCCTGGTCGCCTTCTTAGCCGATGAACTGCCCGCGCTCCAGACCTTCGAAGACATCACCTTCGAGTTCGGGCCGCTGGGGTGGGGCGGCAAATCGACCCTGGGATTTAGGTGGATCATCCGCAACATCAAGATGCAGTCCACGATTACATAAAGGAGCGGGCTATGGGTGTGCATTACGTAGGGCGCGGGGACTGGCTGCATGGCGTGCCTGCGCGCGATCTGACAGAGGACGAAGTGGGCTTGTTCGGCGGCGAGGCGCACCTGATCGGCACCGGGTTGTACGTCAAGCGCGAGGACCCGGTTCGCGCGGAGCGGGTCGAGAAACAGGGCAAGGGACAGAAGCCACCGGCGGAGGACGCCGCGCTCGACGAGCGTTACCCGTGACGAGTAACGGGGCGCTGCCCAGCCGGGCGGACCTGGAAGCGGAAGGCGTTTGCGTCCTGGTCGGCGTGCCGCTGGAGCGCAGTCTGCCCAGCCTGGTCTTCGCGTCGTTTTGGGCCATTGCCCGGGGCGGCTGGCCCCTGCTCGATGTCGGGTACGGGCGGACGGACCTGAATCGCAACCGCTTCGCGCAGGCGCTGCTCGAGTCGAACGCGACGCACCTCATGATGCTCGATCTGGACCATGTGCACGCGCCGGACGTGGTCGAGCGGCACGCGCGCTGGGCACTGGAGCGCCCGGAGTGCCTGGTCATCGGCGGGATGCACTTCCGGCGCGGCGAGCCGTTTGATCCGCTCGCTTTTGCGTATGGCCCGGATGGCCAGCTTCACCCGCTGGCCGACTGGCCGCGCGGTGGGTTGATCGAGGTCAACGGCCTGGGGCATGGCACGCTGCTGGTTCACCAGAGTGTGTTCGAGCGGTT